TCACTTCCGCGTCACCCGTCTTAGCCAACTCGTTGGTTTGGAAGGGGCGCAGATAGGCCACAGATGCCATGTCGGTATCCAACACAAATGCGGTTTCATCGCAGTTATTGGTAGAGGTCATGAAGCGGTTGGGAACGACCGAGATCGTGCCGAAGTCGCTCAGATACACATCAGCAGCACCGATGATGGTGGTTGGTGCATCAGCAGGAGCCATGAAGCGTTGAGCAGCGATACCGGTGAAGGCAGAGACCAACTGCTTGTGAGCAGGATTCACCATCAACACTTTGGGATTGCCGCCGGACGAATACACTTCTTTAACCACAGTTTTCAGAGTGGCTTCGTCAAAGGTGCGGTTCGTGCCGTTGGTACGAGTAGTCGTGCCGCTTGCGCCAGCAACACCGCTCGTTCCAAAGTCACCATTGGTAGCCAACCATGTTTGCAAACCACCCAATTTACGAGCAGTGCTTGAGTTACCGTTCGTGCTTGCTTGGTTAGACAACAGAGTGGTTTCCATGTCGCGCTTGATCTCAGCAGAGGCTTTAGCCAGTTGGTAAGCCTTCTCAGACTTACGACCAGCTTTGTCCACAGCTTCCAAAGTGCCGGAGATTTTCACGGTCTTTTGGCTGATCTGAGTCTTGTTGCCCACGCGAGTGGTAACGCCGATGGTGGCATCGCTTGCGGTGTCGCCTTCAACTGCTGCGTTGGTCAAAACGGCAGATGCGAGAGCATCGGTTTGCCATTCGTGATTGGTAGCGGTTGCTTTGGCTTTACCGATGGACGACATGAAAGGCGTGTCGGTGGGGGAGATTGAATAAATCACATCGGAGAGGTCTTCACGCTGACCAATGGAGGTATAGGTTTGATAAGTTGCCATGATTGAATCCTTGAATTAAACGAACCGTTCAAACGCACTTGCAGCATCTCGGACTTTGCCGGTCTTCTTCAAATGCGCTACTGCTTTTTTGTGCTGTTCTTGATTGTCTCTCGGTTGAGATACACCGCTTTTCATCATTCGGGGTGCTTCGGTTACCCTTTTGGATAACTCCGGCTTTCCCTTTTGCAAAGCAGAATACTTCATGCCATGAAATAAACTCAAAACAGCACGAGAATCATAGACGTTGGCTAACTCTTGGTCTGTCCACCCGATTGACTTGGCATATTCCCTAATATCCTTGCGGATTTGGTCGCCGGTCTTTGGGTCTGCATAGCCCGGTATCGAAGAAGAAAGTTTTTGACTTTCTTGAGCAATGTGGCTTTGGAGTTTCTCAGAATGTTCCGCTTGTTGCTGTTGGGCAATGCGTTGCTGTTCTGCCTTCAAAACCGCAAGTTGTTCCTTGCGTTGTTGCTGTTCTGCTACCTTGACTGCATACCCGATGGGGTCACTTTCCTTTAGAGCATCCAAGTTCTCACCCTTCGTTTGCTGACTTAGGAATTGTTCCATCATCTGCAAGCGTTGGGCATATTGATCTCTTACCTTGTTTGCTTCGTCAATTTTCGACCGCTCTGCTTCCACAGCGCGGCGTTGTTCACTAAGCGTTTGGGTCTTCTTTGTGTAGTCGGCCCCAAGTTGATAGCCCTCAATAAGTTGATCTAAAGTAACTTCGCGTTCTTCTCCCGCCGCTTTGACGCGAAAAGTGCTAGTTTGCTCTTTCTCACCTTCTTCAGAATCCACCAACTCGGAATCAACGCCATCATCATTCTCTGAATCTGCATTCTGTTCGACTTGGCCTTCGGCGTTCGGTTCAGAATCCATTAATCCAAAAAATGCGGATGCAGCTTGTTCCACATTCAGCGATTCACTTCCTTGCGGAGCCGTGTTATCACTCATTTCTAACCCAAGTTGTCAGCACTTACCGAGTGCCACGGTGTAATCTTATGATTACAAAATCTTCCACCGCTTCTTTACAATTAGCCCCGTAGCTGCGATTGATTCAAAGTGGCTTTTAATCGATTGTAAAGCATGAATTTTTAAATATGCAAGTTCTCGCACTTCAATATCATCCGGCGCAGAGTTAACTATATTCAGCAATTCAGATTGCCGCATTGCTTCCATTTCTTCTAAGAAGAAATCATCGGAGAGCAGATTCTTGGCAAGTTCAAACTTTTCCATTTTGGATACTCGATATGAAGTCAGACATTGACACTTGCGGGATATTGGCAAATTGGTTGCCTTGCAGTCCTGCCCATTGTGTGCCACCTAACAGATTGTCGGTGGTAAACAGTGAGTTTAGGTCTATTGGGCCTTGAAAGGTCTGTGTGTAGGTTGGGCTTGCCCATCCGGATATGTCGCTCGGAGTGAATGGGAAACCGCCTTGAGGTTCCTCATCGCCACTAGCTATGGCATCCCTCACCACATCACTGACTTGTGATGCGCCATATATCCCCAACCCGAGTTTGATTAATCCCTCAACTTGTGATTTAGTGAGTGGGCTAGATAATGGTTCAACAGTCCCCGTGTAAGGCGTGTCGGTTGCCTCTGTGAAGCTAACTACATTGCCATCTTTGTCAACCGTGATGGTACTGCCATCGTCATAGGTGTATGTCTTGTTTGTCGTTACCGGTTCGCCAGTATTGATAAACGATGTTACATCTCCGAGCGATACATTGCCCGTTGGAGTTAGTCCCGCTTCACTTACTACTGCATTAGTCACATTACCGGTGATTCCTTGTCCACCGCCCATAATGTCCAAATTGGGACTTGTTGGCAGTGTCAAACCCTCACCACCCGTTATAGTGTTCAGCGTGTAATCAATGGGTTCTGTTCCCGTTACTACCGTGTTGGGCAATGTTGCATTGATACCCTCAGTCGTGCCGCCAAGCGTGTATCCACCCGTCAGCGTGTTTAGTGCTGTGTCTATTTGATCTGCGGTTAGATTTGTTAGCGGTGTTTCGACAAGATTAGGATTGGTCTCCGGAAATGCCGCTATTACATCTGCGCTTGTTGGAGCAGGGCCAGCAGCCAAATAATCCGGAGTGGGAAGTTTCTCTAAATACTTCTCAGCTTGTGCGGTAGAAATTAAATCTGCCGTTCCTTGAATGCCGGTTTGGACAAGTGCAGTCTTTGCCGCAGTCTCGGGGTCTTTGCCCGCCACCATGTTTGCCGCAGTGCTGGAGACAAAGTTCTTCACCGCGCCGGGGTCAGCAACCAAAAAGTCGCCCACTTGCCCACCAGCAAAACCCGCAACACCACCGACTACAGCACCCTTTAGAGCATCCTCCGCTGATTTGCCTTGTGCTACTTGTAGGGCAGCGTTAGCCACACCCGTACCAATTGCCGATGCCACAGCAGCAGAGGTAGTCGCCGGAATCAAACCCGCAGCTATCATTTGTTGACCAATAGCAGAGCCAACCCCCGGCATCGCCACACTGACAGCGATTGCCGCCAATAACGGGGCGTTTTCCGATAGGCTTAAATCTTTGTCGAGTTGGGCCAATTCTTTGCTAATTGTCTTTTCAACGGGTTGAAGGACATTTGTCACCTCACGGCTAATAGCAGTAGTTGGGTCTAGTTTGGCAATTTCACCTAAAAATCCACCTCCACCACCTGCACTAGGTATGCTGGGATTAAACGCAAATCCAGCATCATTAAAAACAATTTTTTCACCATTAGGCCAGTATTGCTGTTTTGGTAGTCCTGTATTGGGGTCATAAACTCTAAATGCTCTTGCTGCCATATCAACCCCCTAATGATGTTTTCATGATTACCCCGGAATCTCAATGTTTGAAGTAATCCCTGCCCCGACCTTCATTGCTTTCAATTGGGCCTCTGCTTCAAACTCTTGCTTTCTAAACATCATTTCAGCTTCGAACTTGTCCCGCTGTAGCTGCATATCAGCCATCGCCTTCTCACGGGCCAATTGAATATCTGCCTCTGCCTTCATTTGCATACTCTGAATGTCGGCTTGAACCTTTGCCATTGCCGCTTGTGCTTCGGGCGACATTTGCGGGGCTTGCGGTTGTGGGTTGCTCAATTGTTGATCGAGTTCCGGCGGAATGGCTTTGTAAAACTCTGCGCTGTCCTTGAATCCGGCAGCTTCCACCATTCTCCCGAGAGTGTTACGGTACTGCCCCATGCTCACCAATGGGTTAGCTGGCCCCATCTGTCCCAATACTTGTTCTTGTTTTTGCAAGACCATTTGAAGCATCGCCATCTGTTCTTGACGGTTGCCAGCACCGAGACCCACATTAATATCCACATCGTACTGATTCGACCACTCTCGCGGGTCAAACGACACATAAGAGCCTCTCATCCGCACAATGCGGGGCTTGTCTTGATACTTGCAGAGAAGGTGCAAAATCCCTTTGAAAAGCGATTTAACACCCGTCTCCGCAAAGATTCGCGCTATCAGTTCGACCTTACCCGCGCCAGCAGCTTGCATAGATGCCACAGCCGCAGCAGTCACATTCTGCAAGATAGCGGGGTCTAGCCCTTGAGATGCGTCTGTAACTCCGGTGCGCTTTTGGGCCACAGAGTCGAGATATTGAAGCATCGGGAATGCTTGTCCCGCAACGGGAGGCACATTCAATGGCTGCACTGCGCCTTGCGATTTAATCCGCACCACACCGCCAGCAGTGGCAGTCAGCAAATCATCTAAGTTCACTTGACCATCAACCGCAGTCACCCGAGCATTGTTTGTCAGATAGAGGTTATCCAAAATCTGACGGGTGATAGTGGTCTTTTGAAGCTGAATGTCTGTAGTCCGGTCTGCCAATGACTGACCGAAAAACTTGTGCGGGATTGGAATTGGGCAGATCGAGTGGAATGGCACATAGTCGCATTCTTCGTCTGACAGAATCTCGTTTCCAGCATAGAACACTTGCCGCAGTTCAGCGATACCGTCCCCGTCCATGTCGGCCCGTAGGTAGCACTCGAACACTTCAACACTCTGCATCGAGTCATCCATGCTTGTGGAGTCATCCGGTTGCTCACCATTGGAGAACCGAACGAGTCGTTCCGGCGTGTATGTCAGTGAATCACTTGATGGAATCCCGTCCACAATGTCAGCATCAAAGCCCATTGCGATCAAGTCGCTGCGAGTCATCAGCTTACGATGTGCAACGAAAGGCGCACCCTCAATCTTGCGAGCCTTCTTAGAGATTAGGAATTCTTCGGGCGGGACATTCTCCACCACCACTCGGCCCGTCTTTTGTTTCTTAGAGACCGTCACTGCATGAATCTTGACCTTCATCGGCCCCATTGGGGTCATCTGATCGAATTCTTGCGAGTCTTGTTCAACGATCTCCATCGTGCCATCGCTCATCAGCATGGCGAGTTCGTCATCAGTTAGATCACGATACTTTTCTTTGATTACATCCTCTTTGTCTTCCCAATAGGCTTTCACCACTCCGACCTTTTGGAGCAGCGCATCCTTAAACCAATCGTGAAGAATAATCACGCCTTCGTTATCACGGTTGAATACCCAATTCACATACTCAGTGGCTTGCTTTGCTCCGGCCTCATCATTAGGCCCACGGGGTTCAAACCGCACGACCTCATCGCTTGCCGAGAAGATACGCACCAATGATGGGAGAGAACCGTCTACGGCCTCTGCAACCTCACCGGTCACAATCTGCGACTTGCCTTCTACCTCATTGCCGTATGGCTGACGCAAATAGGCTTGCAGTGCTTCTCTGCGCTGTTCAGTGGTCTCAGTCTCCAAATAGCCGAGACTGTTGGAAATCTCAGCATCGATGATTGATTTGAGTTTGTTTTCGTCCATCACACAATCCATTTCACATTTTGAGTGGGCATCTTTGACCAGCCGGTTGTTTCGTTTAGACCGATTGCAAGATAGCGGAAAGCATCAGCACTATGGCTACTCCAATCATGAAGTGGTCGGTCGTAAAAGATTTTCCGCTTTTCATCGTAATCCCTTCGGTAGTTTCTGAGTGCGTCAAGTCCTTGTTTGACCTTTGGCACATTGAACCAACATCGTGGGAGCAGCCTTCGCACCGCTTGGATGCCATCATCGACCCCCATGCGTGGGGCCACCCGAATGTTCAATCCAGCATCGGTTAAAACCTCTAGTCGGCTTTTCCCCGTCCCGAGTTCCCGCACTTGTACATCGTGAGGTAGGATTTGCTCGGCTTTGTCCCATCCATTATGCCTCAACCAATTTACATAGCTGTCAAGTCCGACCCCGTTATTCTCGTAAAAGTCCATCAATCGGATTTCTGAGCCAGCTATTTGAGCCACCCAAATCACCGTAGAGTCACCCATTCCTAAGTCCCATGCACACACTGTCTTACAGAGATCATCGCGGGGAATCTCTTGAATGTGGTTCTTTTCGTCCAAATCGTTGAGCAATTGCCCGTAGTACGACCCCTCCACCGCAGCGGTAAACGAGCATTCAAACTCTTGAAGGTACTTATCGTCCCCCATTTCGACCCGAGCCGCCTTTAGTTCGGTCTCGCTCAAGACCTCTGTTTGGGAGGCTTTGAACTCCAGCAGTCCCCACCCATCCTCAGTTTCAGCCCGATCTCGTAGGTCTTTGAAGTGATTGTGGCCCTTCGGAGTCCCGATAAAGCAGCACCACCCGAGTCTGTCAGCCAATGACGGGCGAATAATGTCTGTCCAAATCTTTGGGTTTTGGTCGCCAATCTCATCAAGAATCACGCCATCGAAATACTGACCGCGCAGTGAGTCGGGATTATCTGAGCCATATAGCTGAATCCTACGGTTCCAAAAGTCTACCCGTAACTCGGATATGTTCTCTGTACCGCCTAACGGTCTTGCGTACTTCGTGAGGTAGTCCCATGCCACCCGCTTTGCTTGCCCGTATGTTGGGGCAATGTAAGCGTAGCGGGGTGCTTCCTTTTGGTTGCTCACCGCATCTTTAATCAAGTGGTTGATCGCGCTGACAGTCTTTCCCATCCTACGATGGGCCACCACTACCCCGAACCGTTTAGCGTCTAGCAGAGTATGAATCTGCAATTGCTCTTTTCTCGGGCTATACGGGATTACGATGGATTGTTCGGTTGCGCCCATGTGACTTTCATTTCAATGGGATTGTTCGCGTCTCCGGCGTGTTCTGTCCTTGCCAGTTTTGGAATGTGATACTCCACTACTGATTGGAATAACTCAAACGCCTTTGCGGGGTTTGGCTTTATGTCGTGCTCGGGGTCGCCCTCTGCTACCTTGTCGAGCCAAATAGAGAGCCTCCAAGCGTTTCCATCCACAAAGGTAGCTATGGCTTGTCTTGCCTCCGATGTGGCCTTGTTTGGCGTTCCAGCGGCCCTACCGCCTATTCTCCCGCCACTCATATAGCATCCTTGCTATCTTTAGCTACTATAGTTAGCATTGTCTTCTTTTGCATTACCAATTCCTTGTGGCTTGTTGGTGAGTGCTTAGTCTAACAGACTGAGTTCTTTCTTCTTTTCGGGTTCGCCGAGCAGTCCTTGTGCCCCTAATGGGAGAGCCGGAGCAGCAGCAAATAGCGGTTGGCCTTTGCTTACAGCACCTTTCATCTCGGGGGTTATGTCGATGTAGCGGACAGGCGCACCGCCGGGTATGCCTTGACCAGTCTTAATTCTTGTCTCGCCTACCCTTGCGTTCCACTTCTTGCCGTACTTGTCTAAGAATTTAGGATAAATCTCGTCATAGTACTTTTTCATCCCTTCGCCACCAACTTGCAGATCAAGGCCGCGCAAAGTCATACGACCACCACCGGATTGGCCCTCGCCTTTGACAATTTTGTCAGCTACATCTTTGCCTACCAATGATGGCAATTCTTCGGCTGCATATCTTGCTTTGGGCAAATTAACTGCATCGCCATTTATGTCAGCAATGCCTAATTCGAAAGTCCCATCGGGTGATCGTCTGTAATCAATATGATCTACTTGCTTGCTCAAGTCAAAGCGTTCCGCTTGCTGTTTGCCAGTAGTTAACCCTACCCGTTCATATCCATTGTCAGCAGCGTGTTTTAGTACCCGCTTTAAGGCTAGTTGATACCAAGTGTCTTTGAATGGTGCATCGGGTACGCCTTGCGGCTTGTTTAATAGATTAGTCCATTCTTCATCAAGTTTTTTGGCTTGTTCACTAAGTGCCTTAATTTCTTCATTCATTGCAATAAATTTTGTCATTTCTGAATCTGGCAATGCCGCTGCTTTGTCAATTAAGCGTGATCTTTTTTGCGTTGTTACTGTCAATTCTTTTTCAACATCAGCGGGGTTTCTTTCTTTACCAGTTTTGTACCCCTTCTCCCGTCCGGCTTGATGCCAATCAGATTGAATTTCCTCAATCAATAGCATTTTCTTGCCATCAGCATCTACACGGTCGTTTACTCGGATGTGAGCAAGAATGTTTGGTTCGTCAAAGTGGGAAGATTGATAGTTTTCTGTTTGTTTCGTAACGGGCACTTTTTCTAATTGCCTAATGGATGCTTGCAAATCATCAGCTTTCTGTGCAAATGAAATGGCTTTTTCCATATCGCCAGCATTAGCAAATTCATTTTGCAATTCGCGCATAGCTTCCATGCGCTTTGTTTTTTGCTGTATTTCAATTATTGGGTTTGGTCTTGCTTCCGGCAATGTCAGCAAGATTTCACGGTAGTTCTCACCACCGGGAAGCGTGTATTTGCCATATTTGGTTTGACTGCCTACGCCTTCATAGGCTTCCCATGCGCTCGTTAGGCGTTCGGCTTCGTCAAAATCTCTTGACCGTTCAGCGCGGTTAATTGCTGATTGCCATTCATCCGCTGATCGGTATGGATATGGGTTTTGTCCTTGACTGCCTAATTGCACCTCTTGCACATCTACCCGATTGTTTGTGATGAAGTCTTGAACCTCTTGCTTGGTGACATTGGGCTTTTCTTTCAAAAAGTCATCCACACCCATCCATTGAAGTTCGTCCTTCTTGACATTTTCTGCCTTTAGCAAATCGTTCAAAAATGCTTGACCCGAACCCTTATTCCTTTGGAGATTCAGCGCAGCTTGTTCAGCAGCGGAGTAAAACCCTAAGTCGCTCACGGGTGCTTGAGGCTTGACTTCCAGTAGGCTTGTCATTGTCTCGGGTGGTGTATCCAATAGGTTCATGCGCGGAACATTTGGTTCCACAGCAAACATCGCCGCTTGGGGTTCTGCCAGCAAACTCGGGAGCATTGGCTTGCCAGTAGCTACCCTCTCTGCCATGCCTTGCCCGACCATCGTGCCGAGTTTCTGTGCGCTTCTGACCAATGGAGCCGGATTCAGCGGAACAAACGATGCCGCTTGACCAGCTAATTGACCTACGGGCGCAGTGGGTGCTAACGGTAGTTCTTTTAGAAAATACTCGGTTGTGTATGGCAGTTGTGGGGGTTTTTCATATTCATAATCCCCAAACATCTCCATAGGCATTGGAGATCGGATTAGGTTCCCAATGTCAGCGGGTAATCCTAAAAGTCCGGCTAATCGGCCTCTAAGCACTTGCAAAGGCACATCCGCTGACGCTGTTGGGTCTTGTAAGCGTCTGCGGGGTCTTAATTGTGGGAAGAACCCAAATGCTGCGCCTTCGTCCATATCATCACCACTTTACTTTGTTGGCCCAATATGCCGCACTCATCTTGCCCTTTGCAATGTTCTCAGCGTGTCGGGCTTTGAATGCTTCGTTTCTCTTTGTGCCGTCCGGAGAACCTTTTACCCCCTGCTGTCCAAAGCGAATCAGCTTCACATCATCCCCACTCTTTGCCAGCACCGCATGACTCTTAGTAGGGTGGGATGGGGTTTTCTTTGGGGCGTTGTACCCCGCGAAAGATTCTTTGCCGCGTTTAATCATTTCTTTGCGGTTTTAGCAGCAGCCTTGAATGCAGCCGCAGTGGGCGCACCCTTACTACCGACCTTCCTCATGCGCTCGGGCTTTACACCCGCTGCCTTTTGAGCCTTGATGCGGTCTTGTTTGGCATTGATGTTTGCGTAGAGACCCTTCATTTTTTGGCCTTGTTGGTTGCTGTGCGCTTACCCCGCAACGGAAGATTGGCCTCACTCATTGCGATTGCAATGGCTTGCTTAGGGTTCTTCACGACCTTCCCGCCTTTACCGCTGTGCAAGTCACCGCGCTTGTATTCGCCCATGACTTTGCCGACCTTCTTTTGCATTGCTTCCGAGACCTTCATCATTCTGTTTCTCCTTTTTTAAGCATATCCAATAGCTTTTTTGCGTATGCGCTTTGCTCTTGCGTTATGTTCTGTATTGACGGGTCATTTGTCAAGTATCGAGCAATTATTGACTGCTTTGCAGAATTTTCATCTTGCTCGTATTCGGTATTTTTAAAAAAGTTCTTTTGTTCTTTTGTCAAATTGAAATTAGGCGAAAAATTGTTTTGCAACATAAATAGCCGCAATGCTTCATTTTGAGCAACATATCTTTGTTCTTCCGCAGTATTTTTACTAAACGGGTTTAAAACAATTTTGTTGTCCTCAGATGCCATGCCAGCCACTTCGGGACGATCAGCAAAAAAATTCATCTCTGACTTATAGGGCTTGCGTACACCATAACGATCAACAAGCGCATCCAACTCGTTTAGTTGGAGCAGATTTGTCGGTTCGTCAATGTCTAACAAGCCGCCCATCAGTCTTCGCCTTCCATGTCACCACTGTCATCAGTAATGGGGCCACCTACAATCCATGCCGAGCAAGTGCGCTTTGATGCACATTTGAAGTGAAACAACTCACAATAGCCTAAGTCGCCAGCATCGATCACATCCCATGCGTCCGAGTCTTTGCCCATGCCCTTGTCGATGCAGTCCAGCATCTTTGAGGTCTGAATGAATGCCGCGCAGTTACCGCAAGTTGATTTTTTCGCTTGAGAAGCCGACAGTCGCCAACCCTCTGCCAGCTTGCGCCAATAGTCGTTATTCGGTTCGTTGGGGTTCATCGGGCCATACATCGCTTTGTCGATGGCCTTTTGGCGACACTTTAGGTTTTCTTCAATGTCTTGTGTGGCAACGGGACAAGAATCGCCTTCTTCTTCCATTGCTTTGCTTTGTTTGATCTCGATGCTGATTTCAGCAGCGGGTGCTAGAAGTCCGGTCATACAAACCCTTTAAAAAAGAGGGGCCGAAGCCCCGGCCTCAGACTGTTCACTTGTGGGAGGAAACACCACCAGCATCGGTTAATCATATTCTAGCGGAATTCCAATGTCTCTAGGCCATAGGTCTAGCATCGTCATCGTGAATACCGTTTTCTTATGAGCCTCTATCCACATCCGCTTTCTTTCCTCTTTACTGAGGTGATTTCCTTGATCTAGTTCTTGATGGCAGTCTTGACAGAGTGCGGCAGTGTAAATATCGCTTGCTTTTATCCCTCTACCCTTGCCATGTTCTGACCAATTGGAGTGTGCCGCTTGTACTGACCCGTCCCGTCCACAGTGCTGACAAAGCAAAGATGCCACATTCTTGAGGTGGGTCTTGCTTCGGTAATAGGTGTACTTAGGAAACATCAAGCCCATGTGTGTCCTTTGGGGTGTTGGTGTCTCCCATGCGGCAGGGTGGGTAGCAACTGAATCAAAACACCACGGGGCCAAACCGTTTACACCAACAAAATTAGTTTACATCAATTTCTTTTAATCAATCTACTCCAAATAAATCCACCGCAAATTTTTGCGCCAAACTGTAGAGCAACGATTTCGGGCATCAAACCACCAAAAGCAATGGTGGGGAATGTTACCGAGTCTACCGCCGCGCCAGCTACATTTGACCCGTTTGATCGAATCACCCATGCTTTATTCCGCAAGTAGTGATAAACAATTGTGTCGGCGGTCATGGAAAGGGCAAATGCCACAAACGATGCCACCGCAATTGCTCCCGCTGCGGGGTTTAGCAAATAGGAAACACCACTAGCCACAGCAATTAAACCGCCCATTTTAAAAATTAGTTTGTCGTTTTGCCATTGTTCGTGCAATTTGTCCCGCAATGACAAATCTAACCCAATCAGCACAAAAGCATTTATAGGGCTAAACCACGGGCCTAACCATGCTACCAATAGATTGGCAACGACAAGGGCTGAAATGTAAATAATTGGATAAATCAAATCAAAATCTCCTGCAAAGGTTTTGTTTCCCAAAGTAATGGGGGGTTGGTGGAATCTATGCGTTTTGCCATGCAGCTAGCACATTCCATCTTTCCGGAATGGTTGACCGCCACATTGGTGGAATCAGCACTAGCCAAAGGCCACGGGCCAGCAGACAGTCCTAACATCCTCAAACCATGCACCCAAGGCAATTGCCGCCCAAAGGTGTTTGTCATGGCGTTGAAGGCTTCATCCATCTTCCCGCACCATTTTGTCGTGCCGATCTGCCAATACTCGCCAGCTGACCCAAAGCAAACCCGACCCCATGTGTCGCACAGTTCCAATAAATAAGATATGGGCAAACCCAAATGCCAAACGGGTATGCCGAATTCTTTGCGGAAAGGCCATGTTTTGACCATTTCCCGCTGTTGCTCCACAGTTCCATCAATCACATCCGGCACTACAGCCCAATGTGGATGCACTAGCAAAGGTTCGACCCATTCATAGAATCCATTAATGTCAAATGGTAATCCGCGAGTTTTGGCACTAAACGCCCCGTTGTCCAGCATCAAAGACTGCCCCAACCGCAAACATCTTTTTAAATCATCCGGTCTGGCGTAAGAAACACAAAAATGCTTGCCGCCCATTGTCTCAATGGCTTTCATAGGCGTTATTGGGGTTCCATGATAGTGAATCATACATCTACCCCTTTTTGTGCGGCCCATGCCAACAACCACTCGATGAACTCTGACCCGTCTTCAATCGTGAATTTATGAGACTGTAAACCCAATTGAACCACCCGTTCGCCATCAAGTGAAGGGGCCACCTTTCCAATCTTGCGATTTGTCTCATGCGCCCATTGGTCGATTAATAATCGCTTCCAATCGTCAGCAGTCCATTTAGACCCCACAGCCTTCATCGCAATATATATCTTGTGAATAATCCCGTGAAACATATCGTTTTGTTCTGCGCTTCTACGAGATTGTTTTACCTCAATCCTTAATTTCTGTCCCGCCATCAATGTGGCTTTGATCTGAGGCCACAAGTCTTTTAATACTGCGTGTCCTTGTTGGGGGTTATATAAAGTGTAGTTCATATTTCCATCACCATAATATCTATTCCCTCTGTTGCGGAATAAACCTTTGTTAAATTTAAATCCACCACTTGTTTGTCATCAACATACACAATGCCATTCATGCCATCTAGTACCGCTTTGACGATGTTGTCAATGTCGGGCTTTTTGGTGGGTCGTTCGTCACCATTGATACAAGCGTTTTGGCGCGTTTTTGAGTACGATGGCGGTATAGGTACTCGGATGTGCAAATAAGCCGCTACAGCCCCGTTTAAAGGGCTTGTAGACCCCATCGCTTGCTTGGCATAGGTTTGGATTGACTTCTCGTACCCCAAAGTCTTGGAATCGGTGTAAGTTTTGACGAAGGTTCCTTGTCGGGCAAAGCGGGGTCTGCCCTTTCCGGCGACTTGTGGGACAGTGAAATGGATTTGAATCATTTTAATTGTGTCGCGTTGCTCATGTCGATATATGCGTTAGATCGAGTTATTCGACCGCCATTAATTGTTTTTTGTGTTTCGGTCTGCATAAGCGTTATCTCCGGCACATAGCTATATTCGTTTGATATTTGTTGAACAAGAAGTAAATCGGATGGCATCAAATACAAGAACCCGATAAATGGAACTTGAAGTGCGTGAGATATTCTGCGCCCCTTTTCCAATTTGTCGAATGTCACTAACCATTGATAGTTATATCGTCCGATAAATTCCTCAATGGTCATGTCTCTGCATTTGGTTTCGACCACCCGCATGATTTGATTTTGTTTAATCAATATCGCGTCAATGTCTGCGGGTTTGTCTTTTGGTGTTTCGCAGTACTCGTAATCGGGAAAGTGTTTAGCGAATATCTCCATCGCTCGGTGTTCCGCTTTCAGCGATTCGCGTCCTCTCGGCGTGTTTATGTCCATCAATGCGCTCCTTCACCATACGGGGTAATTCGGCCCACATATCGTTCGAATCGCGTAGTTCCTTCACTCGATGGCGTGTGTACTCTGTCCATCCCTTCGTCATCGCTAGTTGGGCATAGTGATCGGCTAACTCGTTGAGCATTCAAGTCCCCCGTGATGGTCAGTGCTTTATTGATTCGCCATGTGGGGATTGCAAACCCCAACTTGACGAAGTTGAGCAGTGCGTGTGCTTGTTCTTTGGTCATGCTTTGGCCCTCAGTGCTTCCATGATTTTGGCCCGTATCTCAGCCGGAGGTGGGCCAGTTCGTGATTTGTCTTCGTCCAGCTTGACAAGTGCGGGGTCTCGCTCTGTCTTGCTCGGCACTGTGACTTTGGCAATGTCGGCAAATGTCGGCTTTGGAGCAACCCACTCGGCTTTGAAGGCTTGCCAACCGCGAACACAACATTCCGACAATGCTTGCTCCATCGACCACCCCGCTTTGTCCGCTTCGGACTTGATGCCATCAATGGCCCGTTGTGTGATGGGAGCCTTTTTTGCTTTGCGGAGGGTTTTGAAGTCTTGCCAAACAGAATCAGAAACGCCGGGAGGCGTTGCCACGACAGTGGCTTTCTGTCTATTCTCTTTCTCTGTCTCTCTCTCTGTCTCTAGACTATCACTTTGGTATCGCTCTGATATCGTGTTGATATCATCTTGTTCCATCCAATGAGACAGCTTGGAAACGCATACTTCGGTATCTTTTTCAGACATTCTCAGCCTAAATGCAAGCTGTTTGATGGGTGGAATCTTTCCATCATCCTCACTTGCTATCAGCCATAGCATCACCAGCACTTTGGCAGCTTTGGGGTCTAGTTCATGCCATTCAATATCGTCCAACAGATCGCGATACAGCTTTACCCATGGTGGCTTTCGGTCTTTGAAATGTTGGAACTTAGACCAATTTTTAATTTCCATTTTTTACCCAAAAAAAAGGGCTACACCTGCTGTCTCACCTCTCGGTGTTGGCGGACTGGCGCAATACCAGCAGACAGCATGTGTAACCCTATTGCGAAACGCCGCCAAGCGTCTGTGAAGAATCTTACATCAAAAACAGTTTGTCGTGCAATTGCCGTAAGCAAAGCAGCAAGTCGTGCAAGTCACCATACGACCGTTCATGATGTATGTGTGGGTTGAGCATGATGCCCATGCCATGCTGACAGAGAGGGCGAACCAAATTCCTACGAGTGCTTTCATGTTTGTCCTTCGGGTTTTTTACCTATCCACCACTTCGGGGAGGGTTTGCACCGTTCCTCTAAGAGCATTTCCCTCTGAAAATCCTTAGTGCAGTCCTCACAGATGTGTACGGGTTCAGCTACGATTTTGGCGTAACCGACCCATTCACGGTAGTGCGTCTCAGAGGGAAAGCAATGTGGATACATGATTTATTGTGCTAGATGTTGTATTTTCACACATTAGGGAAAGTCCTAATGCACAGTGCTAGATGTAGGTTTAAGATGCAGTCATTCCCCAGCACAACGCATAGGGTCTTTTAGGAGGTCACATGACCGATTCTCAAGTTATCGCCGCAGTCATTCGTTACTTACAACAAGAGCAGGGCGCAGTCTCTGCCAATGTGCATTTGCCAAGTGGCGCAAATGTGGTTGTGTATGCCAACGGTCAAGTTGACAACACATAAACCAACGGGGCTACAGCCCCATCAAGAGGAAACACATGAGAAATCTAACCTACACCACCGAAGTCCACAGCATCGACTACGGTTATCTTTTGGTCGAGTTTGACTACTTTGAAGCCGATGATTCTGTTGGCCTCTCCGAAGTCTACGATTGGTTTGCGTACACCACCGAAGATTTTGAAGATGAACCCGCCGGAACTGAGGTCACCTACGAACTCACCGCAGCAGATCAAGCATCGATCTACGCGCAGATCAAGAAACACCACATCGCCATGTTGGAGGACTTCCATGCTTAACAGAACCAAATTCCCCCGCACATTCACCGAAGCATTCCCCAACAGTTTGGAGAACGGGGCTTGCATTGAGATTCATGTCGCCCGTCTGACACTTGCCGACAAGGTAGTGCGTGTTGTGAGCCTCATAGCCCTTATCGTGATTGCCCTTGATTGTTTTATTTGGAGACCCTAATGGACGCTAACTACATCATCAATTCTGTCAAACAAACCTCAGAGACTTTGTACCGTGAACCTCAGATCGATCAAACTGAAAGACTACTTTACCGCATTCAGATGCTAGAAGGCCATATTCGTGTATTGGTCAACCACATCGATAACGCCCGTGACGAAATCAAAAACCTACAAACCGAACTTATTGCAAAGGAATCAAAATGAAAGTTTATAAAGCCATTAACGCTGTTCAAGCAGAATTGTCATCTGTCGGCATCACAAAAGACCGTAGGAATATGCAGGGCAGCGGATATAACTTTAGGGGCATTGACGATGTGTATAACGCCATTGCGCCCCTATTGGCAAAGCACAGCCTTTGTATTCTGCCCCGTGTTCTTACCCGTGAGTGTGTTGAGCGAGCAAGCAAGTCGGGTGGCGCATTGTTCTATGTGACTGTTGAGGTTGAGTTTGATTTTGTCTCAGCGGATGACGGGTCAAAGCACACCGTCAAGACCTTTGGCGAAGCAATGGATAGCGGAGATAAAGCCACCAACAAGGCTATGTCAGCGGCATACAAGTATGCAGCCTTTCAAGCCTTTAGCATCCCCACAGAGGCCGACAATGATGCCGATGCCCATACCCATTCAGTCGCGCCAAAGACCGTCCTTATTGCCCCGCTAATCGCTTCCATTGATGCAGCCACTACAGAGGAAGAATTGAAGTCTGCTTACTTTGAGGCCATCAAGGTAGCCGGACATGATGCAGCCGCAAAGAATGCCATCATTGTTGCCAAAGACTTGAAGAAAGCGAGTCTGTAATGGAACAAGGTACACCGGAATGGTTCGCCGCCCGTTTGGGCAAAGTAACCGCCTCTCGCGTCTCCGATGTGATGGCAAAGCTAAAGACGGGGGGTTATGGTGCGTCACGGGACGATTACATGGCCCAATTGATTTGTGAGCGTTTGACGGGTGAAGTAGCTGAATCGTTCACCAATGCAGCAATGGCATGGGGTACAGAAACCGAGCCAATGGCCCGAGCGCACTACGAAATGGTCAATTCGGTGTTGGTCGATCAAGTGGGGTTTATTCCGCATCCGGACATTGAGAAAGCCGGAGCGTCTCCCGATGGGATTGTGGGCAATGGAATCATTGAGATCAAGTGTCCCAATACTTCCACCCACATCGACACACTGCTAAACAAAAAGGTTCCCGCAAAGTACATCAAGCAGATTCAGTTTCAGCTTAGATGTACGGGTAAAGAATGGTGTGATTTCGTTTCCTTTGACCCGAGATTAAAGGGGTTGGAAATGTTCACCAAAAGAGTCGAGCGAGACGAGAAGCTAATCAGCGAAATGGATGCCGAAGTGGTGAAGTTTCTCTCCGACCTTGACGAAAAACTTGAACTTTTAATGAAAGAAAAAAATGGCACTGCTTAAAGAAGTCACCGTAGTTGCGGGTACATACACCAACGCAAAAGGCGAAGAAAAGAAACGATACATCCGTATTGGGTCTGTCATTGAAACAAAGAATGGCCCCATGCTGAAACTCGATGTGATGCCCATCTATGCGGGGTGGGACGGTTGGGCATACATGAACGACCCAAAGCCCAAAGAGTCGAAAGGGTTTCCCGCAGATGAGGACATTGGATTTTGAGTCCGGAAGATGAAGCGTTTGAAGAACTCAGTCGCAGACAAGGCGATTGGGGTCTTCAAGGGTCGCGCAAACACCAAATAATCCGATACGCTGAAAACAATGCGCGAAATGAAGTGATTGAAGAAGTCGCCCAACACATTGAGAAATGCACTCTAGCGTTTGGCAAAGACACTATTCAATCGTTTACAGCTTATGTTAGGAACATGAAGAAATGAAAGCAAGACAAGTATTTATCGCCCTCATGACGGGCAAAGGTTATTCAGCAGAAGAACTACATTGGGACGGTAAGAAATTTACTAACTCTGCTATCACGACAAGATGGAACTACTTTCTCGCCGGATGGGAAATGAGGGGAGTTATGTGATCGAGACCGTTCTAATCATATTTGGTTTGGGATTCTTAGGAATCACACTAGCCATTTCTGTCATCTGTTTTATGGTTTGGCTTGCCCTCAATGAATCCTAAGAGTACCAACAATAGCGGTATGAAGTGTCCCGAGTGCAAAGCAATCTCGTTTGTTCAACACACAAAAACTGAGGAGAATATGCTTGTCAGACGAAGGGAATGCTACAACGGGCATCGCTTCATCTCACATGAAAATGTCCTCAGAATGGTCAAGCGTCACAAGACCGATAAGGCTTGATTCGTTTCGTTGATTCTTTGGTCAAGACCTATTGTCCCGCCATTGATTTTTTTCGTGAGAGAAACCCAATTCGCATCCTCCGCGAGACGGTTGCAATCATGCGTTGACCAAAACCAACCCGCTGTAAGTGCCGCGTATTTTGGTGTGGCGACTAGATCGGGTTCCATCACGAAATC